TCCAACCAGATGAAGCGGCGGCGAAGGTTGTCGAGGCTTTCAAGACCAGATGGATGGCCGATGTGCAAGCAACCAAGATCAGAGAGCTACAATCCAATGTCACCCAACTCGAAAACCGTCTCCGCGCCCTGTGGGACAAGCTCGAAGGTGAGAGGAAGTATTACATGGAGCGGATCGAGAAACTAGAAGAGGCTGGAGATGCGATGGCTGAACGCTGCGAGGTAGACATTGAGAACTGGTACAGAACCAAGAAGGGGGAACTATGAACCATCTTGTTAAGTCCAACAAAAAGGTCAGCGATACACCGCGCACAGACCGGCAGGCATACATAACGTGGGATTTAATCCAGTTCGTGAAAGCTGGTTTCGCCCGCCAGCTAGAGCGGCAACTCGCCGGAGCCAACAAGCGGATCAAGGAACTGGAACTCAAGGTGGACGAACTGAACGACCTCGAAAAATGGTTGGAGGGACGATGAACGCAGCATTCATCTACCGACACACCATGACCATCGAAGAAATGCGGACCATCGACGCCGTCAAGACTTGGAAGGAATTGGAGGAGGCCAAGGAACGGATCAAGCACCTGGAATCAGCCATCCGGAAGACCATCGACGACAACCGACACCTGGCCGATGGGGACAACTGCACCCTCATCGACCTTAAGAAAGCACTCGCATAACCAACGAATAGAAGAGAAAAATGACGATACTCCAACAATTAGGGTTGACGAAGGAATCCATGTCTCGCATGGTCGGCCATGTCACTCCGTTCAAGGATCCGAACCCTCGGATCAACCGGCGGTGGCCGGCTGTTCCAACCGAGATCCGAGATGCCATCCTCAAGGAGGACAAGTCACGCACTTACCCAGAACTATCCAAGAAGTACGGTATCTCACTTTCATGCGTATGGAACATCAAGAACAACAAAACCAACAAACAACAATAGAGGAGCTACAACGATGGAAACAGTTATGTCACGAATTGGCCGCTTGCTTGGGGTGCGGATGCATAATCCAACACGGCCTGTGTGTCCAGTGCCACAAAGCACAGAAGCGGTACCGAGCAATACAGATACCGCTCCGGTAGAACAGCCAGTCATCAGCAGTAAGAGCAAGAAGAAGAGGAGCAGGAGGAACAACATCCTGCTCAAATCCAAATACATGAAACTCAATGAATCAATCGACGCAGTTGTCAAACTACGGGGCGAGGGTCTCACCTACCGGCTCATCGGTGAACACCTCAAGATGTCCAAGCAGCGCGTCTATCAGATCATCCAAGCCGGCAGGCAGCGCGATCTGGATCGGGCTAAGTGGACATTCGGACTCAGCGTCCGCAACTCCAAGCTGATGGATAGGCTCGAACTCAAATCCAAGGAGGACGCTCGCAACGCGGTCCTCTCCGGTGGTATCGCTCCGCTCAAGTGGGTCAACTTCGGTCGCAAGTCCTACACCGACCTCTGCAAGTGGCTCGATGTCAAACCGCTTGAATCAATTCCCGATAGGAAATGTCCTCACTGCGGACTCAAAACATGACCGCTCGTCACCAATACCCACTCGTAGAATCAATCAAGGTGGTCCGTCTCTCCTCGGGGCGGACCATCCGCATTACAAGGGATCGTACCAAGCAGGATCTCAAACTGATCCACGGCGACGGAGACATCCATCTCACATGCGTCACTCACGCCGACGATCCCATCGAGATGATCAAGACATTGGCCCGCCTCGAAGACGTTCGATCAGTCGAACTCACCGACGATAAGGGCAACGGAATCATAGTCCACAAACAAAAATAACATGCACCAGTCCTCAACACACGATCTAGTCAACGCACTCAATATCATTTCATCCGAACTCGATACACCCGATGGAATCCCCAATGCGCTCTGTGCAGAAGCATCTCAACGTCTCCTTGAGCTGGTCCAGCTCACGAGCGACCTCACAGCACACATCCTCGCCAATCCTGTGCATCACCCTCGATGTAACTCCAAAACCAAGGGTACCTACTGCAATTGTATCCTGGCGCGAGTCCTCCCCACATGAAGACCCCAAGACACGAACAACCTTGGTACGAATCACGCCTGCTCAATAACAAGAAACCAAGCCCCATCACCGAAGAGGAACGAACAAGCATCACCGACGAGAACCGCCGGCTCATCGAGGAGTCGGCTAATATCATTGCCATCGGCGTCAAACGCGGATGGATCTCCTTCCCGGCGAAGACCGAAACCCAGACCTGGGTGCCATCGCCAACCAGTCCCCAACCACCAGATCCTCTCAGCATGATCTGGCCAGAATCCTAACAACCCCGTAACAAGCAACGAATCAACGACATGACAACGCTCCAACGAGCGGCCCTTTGGCTTTCCAAGGTTCCGCCAGCCATCTCCGGATCCGGTGGCCACAACGCCACCTACACCGCCGCAGTCGGTCTCGTCCACGGCTTCGCCCTATCCCATGTGGACAGCCTCACCCTCCTCGAAGACTGGAACAAGTCCTGCCAACCCCCATGGAAGGCCACAGAGCTGGCCTACAAGCTACGGGAAGCCGCGTCCCGCGCTCACAATAAGCCTAGGGGACATCTGCTCGATGCCGGGGGATCATCACCCTCCGGGTCATTCGACATCAGCAGGGTGACATTCAAGAAGCCGGTGGCCGATGCCTCCCCGGTGCCGGTTCCATCGCTCAGCCCCGCCATTCCCGATCCACAAGCCAGCGAGTTCCGGCGGTTCATGCAGACCGCGTTCGCCGCGACCGAGGTCGTCTGCATCTGCGACGCCGTCGAAGAGGGTAGGCCAGTCAGTGCCGGCTCCTTCATCACGATCGAGGAATGGCTCAACCGCTTCGATGATCCACAGTCCCGCATCCTCTCACCCGAGCGCGAGGGTATCTTCGTCCGCATCAACCCCTTCAAGCCCAACCTCTACAGCGGCAGCGACAACGATGTCAGCGCGTTCCGCCATGTCCTGGTCGAGTTCGATGACCTCCCCAAGCCCGAGCAGGAAAAGCGACTGCGTGACTCTGGCCTGCCCATCACCGTCCTCATCGACTCCGGGGGCAAGAGCATCCACGGCTGGGTCCGGGTCGATGCCCCCTCCCGCAAGGAATGGGACGCCCGCCGGGATCTCATCTACTCCGCCATCCCCGGCATCGATGCCAAGAACAAGAACCCCTCGCGCTATTCCCGCCTCCCCGGCGCATGGCGCAGCCCCACCTCGCAGCAACGGTTGTTGGACACCAACCTCGGTGCCGCATCCTGGGAGGATTGGCTCACCAACCGCGAGACCGACGAGGATCAGTCCACCATCGTCACGGTCAAAGACCTCCTCGACTTCGATCCCAAGAATGATCCGGACAACCTCATCGGCAATCGATGGATCACTCGCGGCTCATCCATGATCATCAGCGGCGGTACCGGCATCGGAAAGTCCAGCCTGATGATGCAGATCATCGTCCGCTGGTGCCTCGGCCTCGACTTCTTTGGCATCGCGCCGATCAAGCCATTGAAGATCGGGGTCATCCAAGCGGAGAACGATCGCGGCGACCTCGCCGAAGCCTTCCGCGGGGTCACACACAGGAGGTTCACCATCGAGCAGATGAACATGCTCCACAAGAACCTAGAGTTCCGCACCGAGACCGTCCGCACCGGAGATCAGTTCCTCGCCTACGCCCGCCGCTTCATCCACAAGTCCAAGCTCGATCTCATCATCGCCGACCCCCTGTTCTCCTACTTCGGCGGAGACCTGAGCGATCAGTCCGAGGTCAGCGTCTTCCTCCGCAACAAGCTCCAGCCCATCCTACACGAAACCAAGGTCGCTTGGATCTGGATGCACCATGTCTCCAAGCCCCAACGCAAGGAACCCGGCGAACCCCTCACCACCATGGAACTGGCCCACTCAGGGTTCGGATCCAGCGAACTCGCCAACTGGGCGCGGGAGATAGCCGTTCTCCATGAAGTAGGCCAATCAAAGCCTAGGAAGTTCCAGCTAGCCTTCTGCAAGCGGGGCGGGAGGATCGGACTCCCTTCCCCCATTCTCAACCTTCAGCACTCAGCCACCGACATCCAGTGGGAGGAGTGCAACCCCCTCGCGTTCACTGGGGCGGAACTGAAGAAGGAGAAGCCTTCTTATCCTCGTCGAGGGCGTCGCGCATAGCCTTGAACCATTCATCGCTCTCGATTGTAGCGCGGGCCATCTTCATAGCCTCACGGGCTTCGGTGGCCCTTTTCTGTATCTCGATGACATCGGGATCAACGTCCTCCTCGGGCTCCGGTTCCCCCTCCTCCTCCACCTCCCTCCGCTTGGACGCCGGACGCTTCCGCTCCAGTTGGCCAAGGATTCGTTCGTGCTTCTTCACCGAGGTCTTCAGATACGCGACATCACGCTTCAGTTCATTGATCGTCCTCAAGAGCAACGCCACCCGGTCCTCGTCCTCCGGGGGAACCCAGTCGCACCCACGCCACTGCCTATGAACCATGTCATAAACTATGACCTGGGACTTCTTGTTCCTCATGGAATTGAAAGCCCGGATCGCCCGACCCAACTCACAGGTCAGATTCTTCCGGATGTAGGCCAGCACCTCGGACTTGTCCGGGTCGGCATCGTGGCGTTGCGGGGGCATCAGTCGGAACATCGACCGAAGCGTGGAACCATTGTCCAGATAACTCATAGCAAGAACAAAATGCACTGCACAAAATCAAACGTCAATGTAAAGGAAGATAGATTTTGCAACCCACCGCACAAAGTTATCATCCCTCCTGCTTCTCTCCCTAGAGGGAGACTTACACTCCCTCTACTAGGGAGTTAAAAACCGCAAACGCCGCAACGCTTTTCGGGGGCTCTAACGGCCCCCGCGCTGCGGCTGCGGTTTTTCGGAACCCTCCGACTGATTGCGAAGTATCGGTTTGGAAGCGAGGGGTGGATGGGGATTGCTGGAGCGGAAAGGGGGCTAGGAGCGCGTTTGATGGCGGAAGTGAATGCGCGTTCATTCCGGGGGTATCGGACGCTTAGAAACGAAAAGCCCCGGATGGGGGTCCGGGGTCGCTTGGAAGGGGTGGAAGATGGGGGGGATTGGCCTACTCGATGGATGACCACTGATCGGCCATTGCGCGGGCGATGCCGGGGTAGGTCTTGGATCGCTCCTTCCAGCGGGTCGGACTGGGACCGAGTTTGTTCTGGCCACTAGGGGTCTGATTGGCCCACAATAGCTTGGCCGGCGCGGGACTCAGCCGCGTGGCGAATCGCACCCCGTCCACCACCCGGATGATCACGTGCTCCTCGTCCGGACCAATGCACGGGCAGTTCTCGTAATGATCCTCGTGCTCAGGACAATAGGGCTCGCCGCAGCCCTCGCATTCCAACATATCATAAGCACTGCGGACCAATTCATATCCACGAGGTGGGACACAGTGGTTCGGATCGAATTGCAATAGCGGAAGATTCTTGAGCCACAGACAGGTGCGCTTACTCGCGTCATCACCGAACTGCCATGGCTGTATCATCTGTGATGGTTTGCAGATACGCGTGTTGATAGCTCCGATTGGGTTCTCTATTGCTATACGGGGGATCCCGCTATTTAGCAACAGATGGACGAACTCCAGCGCCTCCTCGGTCAGCTTGGGGTCTCGGAGACCGCGGGTCGTCCAGTGCATGCCGCTGGAACAGAGGTAGGTGCAGGGCGGGAACGCGATCATCATGTCCCACTGCTGGGTCAGCAGATCCCGCACATCACCACGGTAGTGTTGGCCCACTGTGTCCGATTCCTCGAAGTCGCAGCTCCACGCATCCCAGCCACGAGCAGCGAACTCGTCGCGCACCCTCCCGCTGTACTCGCAGGCCACAAGGATCCGGGGCTTCACAGAGCCACCCCCTCGGCCAAGAAGAAGTC